CAGTCCTAATAATACTTCCACCTCAACCACTAGAGATACAGGGTTATGTTTGTGACCGACCAGAATGCGATAAGACAGCGGCAATATGTAGGGTCGATGTTTGTACTCCAAATGAAAGAGAACCATACACTTGCCGCAAGGTCACGTTAATCGAGAAGCCGGAATGAGGCTAGTAATACCGCTAGACCCAACAGGACTATCAATGAACCGCTGGAACAATCTCCATTGGGCGAAGAAAGCCAAGATAAAGAAAGAGTGGACGGACTATGTGTTCTGGAAAGCCAAAGAAAAGAGGACTACACTTGAGAAGCCAACAGTGAAAATCACCTGCTATTTCCGCACCAAACATAAACGCGATAAAGATAATTTCGCAGTAGTAGCAAAATGTTGCCTGGATGGATTAACGAAAGCCGGGGTGATCGTAGACGACAACTCAACAGAAATAGATTTACAGCCGTTAGAGTTTGATTATTCCAAGGACAAACCACGGGTAGAGATAGAGATAAGGGAGGTCAAGTGAATCTTAATCTAAAAGACAACATGCACCGAATACAGCAGGGCGGCTCGTTTATTATGTTTGTCGTGTTCTTCCTGGTGGTTGTGGGAGTGGCGTACATGTTTGGTAGGTGGTCTAACCCGCAGATGACGATAAGCGAGGGCCAGATACGCAAACAAGAGACAGTCGAGAGCCACGAAAAAGGAAGTGTAGTTAATCGGGAGGTGAAGACATGGTATTACCCGCCATCCGTAACGCAGTTACGGGACAAAAAGAACTGACAGAGTTTTACTTTGACCAGCGAGTACCGGCGAAAGGGAAGAAATGAGCTGGTATATAAACCCAGTTAGCGGGAAATGGCACGACTATACGTTTACCAACACCAAACTTTATATTGATGGCATACTAAGAGGAGAACGGACAGAAGACACAGAGGGTAGATTTACTTTTTATCCCAAAGCACTCACAGCGGAGGAGATTAAAGAAATGGATGAAAACGACAAACGCCTGGAAGAAGCTGCTAACAAAGTTAGCGGGCCAAACAATATCAAGGAGCTGGCGAGAGAGATACTAAGAATCATGGAGACACCACCAAACGACGAATACAAGCAGATGCTTTGGGAGAGTACGACTAAATTACTCAAACTTATCGACAAAGCGGAGCTAAAAGAACAAGCGGTGATACAAGACAAAAAAGGATATTATTTATTCTTCCCTGATGCCCAACCCACGTTAGCAGAAATAGCCTGGACTGTTGTTAATGCTTATGGTTTTGATGGAGAAGTAACCACCCAAAAAATCCAAGCACTCAAGGCGGCATTAGAGCGGGAAAAGAAGTGAACTGTGGACTAAGGAGAACTTCTAGTTCTAAGATTGCCGGGGTAAGAATACCCCAATGTATGTGTGATAAGCGCCCCATTAGTGCTTTAGAATACAAAGTGCTGGACGAATGGATAGAGGAAGACGGTTATGAGTACATTGCCGAATTAACACGGCGAGACTTACAGCACCTAAAGAGCGTTATGAAAAGGAGGAGAAGATGAGTAAGTACAGAAAGAAACCGGTTGAGATAGAGGCGACACGCTGGCATCGTAACGGCGATCACCCACAGGACAACACACACAAAGTAACCCCGGTTAAGGGAACCCCTTTTAACAGCGAGGGCAAGGTGGTTCGGTATTATCGGCATCCATCCGTTGACGACCATAAGCATTGCGAGTATTGCGATGAGCAGATGAGGGATCACGGCTGGATTGACACGCCCCAAGGCGGTCATACTGTTTGCCCTGGCGATTGGATAATCACAGAGCTACCAGGCCAAGGCGAGGGCCAGTATTACCCATGCAAGCCGGAAACATTTGAGGCCACATATGAAAAGGTGGAATAAATGACACTAGAGCAAATAGTCCGCAGGAGCGTTTCTAAAGTGATTAGTGGTACTCAACCATCAGATAGGTACTCCCGACAGCTTGAGGGGGCCTTAGATGAGCTTACAGAGGTATGCGTAAGGTTGTTACAGAATCAGTTTAAGGCTAGCGATGGTATGAATGGCAAATCCGATGAACCAATCGTGGACGTTAGCGGGTCAAGTGGGATTGAGTTTTATGAACAAAGATTCGTTACACAAGAGATTATGAAATTGACAAGAGGAATCAGAATGACGACAAGAGACCACAAGACAAGACTTAAAAGAGAACTTAAACTAGAGCACGCAAAAAGACAGCCACCTGAGTGACTGCCTTGTGCTTGCGTAGGGTTACTGGTTATTCTGCGTGCTTTGCGTGTAGTTCTGCTAGCGTTCCTTGCTCTGATGTATGGTCATAGATATCATTTATCTTGACCAACAGTACGCCATCTTCGGCCCATAATTCATAGTGGTATTCAATATCCATATGCAGTGGCCTGTTGTCAATCTCAAGATCGCCAGCGCCGTCTTTGTTTGCGAGGACATAGAACGCGGCGAGGTCTGATATGTAGTCGCCTAACTGCTTAACTCGGTAACTAAAGCCGCCTCCGTCGTAATGTTTGATCGTCAGGTCGTATGCGGCCTTAATGTCTTTCATGCGCCACGAGGGGTAGCCGTCGCTATGGTGGTATAGTCGCGCCACTGGGGCAATATCTTTGGTCGGCTCCTTGGCATAAAAATCTAGTGTGCTTCGTGTACTCATCTCTTTACCTCCTGTTTTTCACTAGCGTTAGCTAGTGGATTACCTACTACTGAGCTCATTATCTATAGCCTTACAGATAAACTCTTTCTGTGTCTCCGATGGACTAATGCCGTGGGCCTTATCTTCTTCTCTGCGTTGGTCGATAAAACGTCTTAGCCGTTCTAACCGAGCATCCCCAAGGTCACCACAATACAGACCGTCTCTTATACGTTTAGGCATTATTCCTCCTTAGAAGTCTTGGATGATAAACGACTCATCATCTATCTGGATAACTTGTGTGTGGTCTTGCAGGTCGTCCATGCTCTCGATGTCGCTGTAGTTCGCTTGAAGCTCCGCAAGGTTCTCATACTCGGTGTACTCGCAACAGAGAGCGATAACGTCAAGCTCATACTCAGTGCCGCAATCATCTCCTAACCGCTCAAGGTACTCAAAAAGAACGTTCTTGCCCTCATAGCTGAACTGTGTGCCTCTGCCGGCATCCGTGAAAGCTCTCTCGAAGTCGTAGCTGCTTACCGTAGTTTTCATGTTCTTGTCCTTTCTTTATGCTAGCGCCAGCTAGCGGGCCAAATGATTCCAGTGATTTAACTCTGCTTCTCTTGAGCTGTACTGTGTAGCGATCCTGAGATTATGCCTAGCTCTACGCCTACTGGACAAACGCTTAAATGCTCTAATGATGGTTGCCATTAGCTCAGAACCTCTACGCACACCGACACGCCATATTCGGTGAAGATGCGGTATGCCTCGGCTGAGATGTACTCCCGGTCGCCCGAGTCGCGGTAAGGAATGTCTGTGTCTGCGGTGAGAAGATACGTCTTGTTCATTTTCTACCTCCATGTTGGTTGCCTTGCCCATAGTCTAGACGACTAACAAGAGGATGTCAAGGAAAACCTTAGACGATGTACCAGGGCAAACAAAGAAACATGGAAGTTAGTTCTAGTATCTGTGTCTCTGGCGTGGTATACGTTGTGTCATGTGTAGCTCTGGCCCTAGTGGTCGGGGCTTTTGTTATGTCTATCAGCGGGAACCGCTGGACAAAGAGACACCAGGAGAACCAATGACAGTACCAGCCGTAAAGAATAACCCTATGGTTCTATCGGGAAGCGAGAAACCCGTAGAGGGCAGGTGTGGACGCAAGATACGCAAATCAGACCCCGCAAGGTATTGCATGAAGTACCCAGTAAAGGGCTGGGAAGTGTGCAGGGATCATGGGGCCAACGGGGGAAGACCAATAGAGACAGGACTACATTCAAAGAGATTAGCCCAGCTCCCAGCGATACAAGAGAGAGTGGACGAACTAAGAGCAGACCCAAGATTACTAGACGGAAGAGAACAACTAGCACTGGTTCTATCAATACTAGAGAACACCTTAGCCAGCCTTAGTCCTAAGAGTATGAGTGATCCTGATACATTGCGTTTGATAAGCACCACCGTTAATCAAACCCAAAAGACCATCGAATCCATACATAAGATACAGGTAGGACACTATCTTAGCCCTGAGCACGTACAAGAGCAGATACAAAGAGCATCAGCCATCATACAGAGACAGTGTAAAGGATGCGATAAACTACCACTACTAGCAGCAGAGATGCAGTCTAAGAGCAGCAAGGATAAGGGGTAGCCATACTATTAGATACCCCTCCCTAACAGCTTAGAATGGCTGTGTGTGTATCTATTTATACGAACACTAGTTCTTTATGGACTAAGACATACGAACATATGCTCTATTAGTGCAGCGTGATACCATGTGTTACCCATATGATGGGGGTGGGGTATGACCCCCCGGGGCTGGGTCTGTATATATGACTATTACCACCTCTGACTAGGTATAATATTTACTGACCAGGCCATATACATAAATATTTTTATTATTAAAGGAGGGACCATGCCTAAGAAGAAACCATATAGAGGGAAGTAGACAACCATTGCTGACATGTGCTAGCATGTGTTAACCCATAAAGGAGACACATGGAGAACTTCACTATCACATTAGATGAAAAGGAACGCGCATACGTTAAGAAACAACTTGGAGGGTATGTGCGGCTTCTAATACAAGCGGACATGGCCCTCACTGAGCCTGAGAAGGTTGCTAAGCTCAAGAAGAAAATACAGTCTTCCACTGTCGAGGCTGTGAACGAGGCACACTCAGTAAGACCTTTTTCACACAGCGCACACAACACACGTTCGTCTAAACAGATAGACCCTACTAATCAGTGCAAGAAGTGTGGTCAGATGATAGTGGCCGGTAAATGTGGTTGTGGGAAGAAATGAGCGGCCCTAAAGTAGTGCTTTGTCCGTTCTGTAAGCATGGTGGGCCGGAGGTTGCCAGGTTTGATGGGTCGGCGGCACTAGACCCACCGGAGCCCCAGCCTAGCCCCCAATGTAAAGACTGTATGCTAAAGACACTATATGATATCTGCATGAGTCCCCCTATGTGGGTGATGGACTCGGCAGAGCAAGCGAAACAAAATAGGCGAGAGAACGAGTACGAGAACGAACAGAGAAGACGCCGCAGATTAGCTCAAGAGAAAGAAGATAAAGCCCGTCAATAAGGGAAGTAAAAAATGAGCATCAGGGACGCAGAGGGATTAGAGCAGTTAAGGCAACAGAAAGCTATGGCTGACCCGATAACCGCTGAGGAACTCCGTGACCACATAGCCGCTCTTACCGGACAAAACCAAGTAACAGTGAGGCGTTGTTGCTGGGGATGTGAGTCCTATCAAGAAGATATACCTATTGACCATGGCGGTATGCTTGAATCTCGTTGTTGGTTGCGCTGGAACGCAGACGAGAAGAACTATAGAGTTGAGCGAACAAACAACTGCCCATCATTCCAACTCAAAAAGGAGCTAACATGACAGAGGACAGTGGCTAAGTGGCTGACAACACATCAGTAACCTCAGACGACCTCCTAGAAGTTGTCCAGTCCTGTGGGGACTGTGAATGGTACTTAATTATGCCGAAAGAGGATGAAGCAGACGACTCGTACGCAGTGTGTATGGCGTTACCGAAAGTTCTGAATCTTAATCGGACAAAGACCTGTAGCCTATTTAGATTGCCGATGCCCCGTGGCTGAGACTGCCTTAGAATATGCAGACCGCATCTTGAAATATATGGATGAGGCAGGATATTACTATGACCCTGAGACAGATGAAGTAAAGCTCAGGGACGACAAGGAGGGTAATGGCTGAATTACTCCAACCACCATTCAACGACAAACCAACCATAAGCGCACAAGAACTACTTGAGGCTATGGCAGAAACGATTACCAACCTTGAGGGTGCAGTGATCGCTATGGAACTACAGATGCAGTCTCTTATTAAAAGAGTAGAAGTAATCGAGAAAGGCACAAAGATATATAAGTAACTAACCAGGAGGTAGTTATGGCTAGAGATACAGCGGAAGTAATAACAAAAGAGGGGTTCTTTGAGCGCTTCGCTGACGGAGTGGTTCATATCTCTGTTCACACACCAGGCAAAGACGACCATCGGTTCTTTCTTAGCCTAACCGCAGACGAATGGACGGAAACAATCTTTGGGTTAGACACCTTGGGTGAAGTGGCTCCGCGTGCCTAGGCGCACAATATGAAACTAGACATAGGCTGTGGATTCAATAAAGAAGACGGATATACAGGAATAGACAAACAAGACCGTGATGGTGTTGATATTGTCCATGACCTAGAGGTGTTCCCGTGGCCGATAGAAACAGAATCATGTGAGCACATCGTAGCCAGCCATATAGCCGAACACATCAAGCCCTGGTTACAGATGGACTTTATGAACGAGTGCTGGCGTGTTCTAAAACCAGGGGGACAACTACAGCTCAATGTCCCTTACGCTAACACTCATGGAGAGGTACAAGACCCAACACACTGTACGTCATTCAATGAGCTGACTTGGTTCTATTACGACCCCAAGTATAAGTTCTATGAGATGTACCAACCGAAGCCGTGGGAGTGTACCGAACAGACCACACTAAGAGAGTTAATAGCCGGTAGAGCAACAGGGGACATACAAGCCCTGAATCATATTATGACGAAGATATGAGAATACTATTCTACGCAGACTGGCCTCTCAGTTGGCCGTATCTTACTCCGATGTTTAATTACATGAAAGAATTAAACGAGAAGCATAATAGGCATTGGCAGCTAGGGCGTTGGGACTCAACTAACATCGGGGCCAGTGGGAGTTTAGAGTATGACTACATATTCGTAACCGACGAGGAATCTAACTGTCCCGCTAAAGGCACATACGTCAATCTCACTCATGGTCTAGCGTCTAAAGGACAGTCGTGGTCAACAGCACGTAAAGATACATACCTGAACTACCCGGGTTACATCGTATGCCCATCAGGGTATTACCAGGACTTACTGCTGAACATGGGAGTCGATAAAGAAAAGCTGATCGTAGGTGGCCTGACAAAGTTCGATGGGATCAAGAAGATACCACCACTAAGAGAGACACCTAAAGTCTTATTCGCCCCGACCTGGAATCCTGAGCTATCAGCTATATCGGTTCTCAAGGATTCAATCTATGAGATAGAGGGCGTTAAAGTACATCTACACGAACGCAGCAGGAGCCATTCAGATGCACCACAGCTCTACCCTAAGTACTCATCAGGGGATATAACACAAGCGATTCTTGATAGTGACATCGTAATAGCTGATTTCGGGTCTACCTTGTTGGAGGCGTTAGCTCTGGAACGCCACGTAATACAGGTGGTGAACCCTGAGTGGGAGAAGTGGTATACAGAAAAAAAGAAGATTCCAATAAAAGAAGTAATGCTTCTCCCAGAGATTAACTTCCCTTGCGGGGGCACTGTCACAAGCATTATTGGCATCGAACAGATACGATATACTGGGTATTTCGCGCTACCAAGACCAAAACTACCTATAGTAGAAAACATCGGCAACGCCAGCGAGGTCATATATGAATCTCTCTTTAGCTGAGAAGCTAATTGCCGACTGTGTGGCCGTACAGACAAGATGGGACAACGATAAGCCGTTACCGGCTAAGTTGTTGGCTAAGGTCGCTGGGTTCAAAGCAATATCAGAACACGTAGAGACAGGCTCTAGAATATTAGATATAGGTGGTGAAGACTTCTACCACGATCTCTACGAAGACTACGATGTAGTAACACTCAATCTACCAGCGGATATGCACAACGGCATAGAGCAGGACGACCTCAAGTATGACGCGGTTCTTGCCATGCACGTACTTGAACACTCACCATTTCCGTTATATGTGTTGGCACTCATAGCTCGGGCGCTAAAGCCTTGCGGGTACGTGTGGATTGCACTACCGACCCACACCACTGCCGCATTCAGTGAGATAGACCAACACTTTACGGTTATGCCGTCAGCCATGTGGGAGAGACTATTCAAAGCAGCAAAGCTCGTAGTCTTGGAACACGACATAGGTAAGTTTGGGAATACCGCTGATTGGGTAGAGGAACGATACCTGTGCCAGAAGATGTGATCAAAGTATATATTGCCGGTTGCTGGGACTTACTCCACATCGGACACCTCAACATCCTCCAAAGAGCGAAAGCCCTGGGGGATGTTTTAATTGTGGGGGTATTGACCGACGATGGCGCGGCGGCGTACAAAAACCGCCCAATAATACGAGAAGATGACCGCCTATGTCTCGTCAGCGCCCTTAAATGTGTCGATATGGCGATATTACAGTCAGACACAGACCCCACGAAGAACGGAGAACTACAACTCATAGACCCCGACATTCTTGTCCACGGCGATGATTGGCATAAGATACCAGGTCAGGAGTGGATGTTTAGAAACAGAAAAGAAGTAATGTTTTTAGATTATACGCCAGGAGTGTCCACCACAGAGATCAGGAGGCTTTGTGAAAGGAATCAGAGTGTTGTGGGATAACCACAAAGGAGAAACAGGCTATATCGTTGGTAAAGGCCCATCACTACTTAAGCTAAGAGCGGAACACTTTGAAGATGGCCCGATAATCGCCATAAACCAGGCCATACAACATGTAGAGGCCTTAGGGTTAGAAAATAAGGTCTACGCCTTACAGAAGAACCCCTGCGATGAAGTGATAGCAGGACAAGAGATATGTGACGGCTGTGAGAGTGGCCCACCGGGACACCCGGAACCAGAGAAAGCGCCGCTGTTGCTGTCGTTTCCAGAGACACACAACTGTTATAGCCACTACCCAGACAGATTCATGTTCACTGATATACACGACCTAGGGTTCAAGGAACGGATGCTTCCATCACTACCCAACGCAGCCAGGATATTAGAGCGCATGGGAGTAGACGATATAAAGATTCTTTGCTGTGACGCAATAGACGGAGAGGGCTTATCGGTAGACCACACAGGAGAGCCGCGCTACGCCACGCACTTTCAATCTCCTACCCATGCCCTAGCATACTACCGCAGCAACGCTCAGAGAGCGCAGGAGAGCATGTCAGTACCGTTTGAGTGGGTGAGTGTATGTTAGAGAACGTAGTTGTATCACTGATGACCCTATTAGCCGTAGGGGTAGGGTTCTATATCGGAAGAATGCCAATAGACGCAAATGTCCGTATTCCTAAGCGCAAAGCCAAACCGCAACCAGTTACGGTGATGAACCGTGAGGGTGAAGTGCAAAAGAAAGAAGAACCAAAGACAAACCCAATATTGAGCTTCCAGGAGCCAGAGTAAGGAGAGAGTATGGCTGCAAGAAAAAGCAGAGTAAACCGAGTTAAACGCACCTTAGCACAGGCGAAAAGAGGACGACGGAAAAAAACCCGGCCCTTAACTGGTGCAAAAAGAAAGTTGACGAAAGCACGGCAGAAGGGTCAGAGGAAGAAAGTAACTGACCTCAGAAAACGTGAAGCGAAGCAAAGAAAGTCCGGGAACCTCAAAGGCGTTGTCAAGACAAAGGCGGAGCGCAAGAGGCGTTCTCGCAAGCTGGTAACGTTTAAGAATAAGTTAGCCGGAAGAACAAGAACAGGCACAAAGGCTACGCCAAAGCGACCGACCGCAATTCAGGCTAAACGAACAGCAAAAGTTAGGGCCAGCATAAATACGCGGCGCAACGCTCGTAGAGCAACACGACGCCGTAGATAATCATGCTCTCCCAGGAGGAGCAAGAGGAACTAGAAGACGAGTTATGTGATGTTCTTGAATCAGTGGATCGTTTTTGTCTTTTATGTGCAGAGGCGACCCCGCGCAACTGTGTTGACGATGAATGTGAATTGTTTCCACACAGATACGGCACTGAGGAATACGAGGAACTATCAGACGAGGAATGGGGTCGTCTTAAAGAGAAAGAAGCACGACAAATCCAGGAGGAAGAAGCATGCGAGAATCAGCAAGCATATTAGGGCAGAAGATTCACGACAACCATGTAAATAGAGTTGGCCCGGTGCTCACAAGAGTGCAGAACCATATTTACAACGGGGTAAGGGTTGAAGTCCATAGCCAAACCAACAAGGACATGATACGTGAATATAAGGCCCGAATAGAACTACAACGTAATTCTAGGAAACTAGAGGCGGTAGTAGACCGTGATGAACTCGCCATGCTAATTGGTCTGGTTGAGAAACCTACCGTAACGCGGGACGTTACAATCCCAGCCTATAGCATTACCGCCAATATGAAGTTACGCAAAGCACCTGGCGACAAGATGATGATGATACTCGAAGACGGTAAAGGGACACTAAGAGCGGTGGTAGACCCCAAAGAGATGACAGCCGCATTAAAGGACGAGGGCTAATGTGGCGAAACCAAAAGAGGTTAAAGAAGCACCAGACTTTCTTGGGTCGCTGGGTACGATACTTGCACCCGTCAAGATACCAGAGAGTGTTTCCGATTGGATATTAGAGAAAGAGTTAACGACTCCTAAAGGGATTCCATACGAGTTCGTTAATCGTAAGTTCTTAGTAGACCTAGCGAACGACTGGAACCCAAATCAAGCATCACCTAAAGGCGCTCAGATGGGCCTTACAGAGATATACAGCATCAAGACTATCTTTGCGGCCAACTATCGCCAGTGGAACATCATCTACACATTACCGAGCGATGACGATGTATCTGGTTACGTGAATACGAAGTTTGACCGGATACTGGAAGAAAACAAGTGTCTGGATAAGTTGGTAGCTCCTAGCCGGTCTATCGGCCTCAAGCGTGTGGGTAATCGGTTCATCTACTTTAGAGGAACACGCGGGGCAACAGAAGCACTCACGATTTCATCAGACCTCAACGTCTACGATGAGTGCGACAAAGCAGACCAAGAGACACTAAGGAAGTACGAATCACGCCTTGGTGACTCTGAATATAAGGGCCAATGGTTCCTATCCAACCTGTCTTCACCCGGTATGGGTGTTCACGCCAAGTACGAACTATCAGACCAGAAGCATTGGCACATTAAATGTCCTAAGTGCAACCACGAACAGTTTATGTCTTGGCCTGATTCAGTGGAACATGAAGTAGACCACAAAGAACGG